TGTTGGGTGCAGCACCAACCACATATTTAAACTGTGTATTTGATACAACTTCTGATACAACGAAGATTCCATTATATCCCGATGTGCTAATACCAGAGATACGAACAGGTGTATCAATCGAAAGGTCTGTAAGATTTGAATCTAAGTCAACTGTAATCGTTGTAGAAGAAGTAGAGCCATCACCAGACTTAATAGATGAAATACCAACCTGTTGACCTTTTGAACCAACAATACGATACTCTTCAACTCTTGTCTGGAAGTCAAGACTACCTGATGGGAAGTCTGGTTCGATTGGTCTACCTGTACCAGCATCATATACATCACCAACCTTCTGATAATACATATCAAGATCAGTTGATGTAGAAGTTACATCAATGAAACTATCTTTGATACGAACTGCATTTGCACCATCAGCATACTCAAAACAAGTTAGTTTATGATGAGAGAAACTTGGTGTGAATAAGTTTGAAGTATAGTCTTTATATACGTTACCTGATGGGTCGCCATCAAATATAGTAAACTGTGAAATATAGCAAGCACCTGTTAATCTGAATATTGCACTGGGTTCAATATTGCCGTTCTCTGGGTCTGGAACATATTTTGGTCTTATCTTTGTCTTACGAAGGTCTTTACCTACAATTGATGTACCTCTTGGTATGATGACACCACCACGAACACTATTTAATTTGAATAGTTCGTTATCAGGTGATGTTAAATCAAAGTTACTACCTAATCCAAATGGACTTAATATCTGATTAGTATTTCCAAATCTTGTTGTATATCTTGCTTCTGAACTTACATTAACAGGTATAAATCCTGGCCTGTTATCAACTGTGTGAGTACCAGCAGCAAGAATTATAGTAGTTAAATCAAACTTATCGTTTCTTTGTCCTACAACATAAGAGAACCTAGCAGCTTCGATTAGAGCCCTCTGTATGGTTTTAAATGGTCGTGTTTGGGAGTTTCCTTGGTTTTCAATACTATCAGTTGCATCCAATTCATTGGGGTCAACATAGATAACATTTCCCTGTATATTCTTTAGAAAATTCTCCAGTCTTGAAAGGGGCATCCTATTTTTCTCTAATTACAGATTCTGTCTAAGTTTATTTATGATATTAAATGATCAAGTTAATATTAAAGTTGAACTCCCAACGCCAACAACTGTAAAGGTTAAATTAGAACCAGATACTGATATTTTAACTGGTGATGTGTCGTCACTAGTAAATCCAGATTCAGCTTTAACTTTATTAGCATCGATGTCTTGACTTATACTTATGTCATATTGACTTCCATTATTTTGAATACTGGTTACAGTATCACCTGATGAAAGATTAGTGTAAAATTTAGCCATTAAAGTGTTCTCCTGTCATAATGATATCCAGCGATGGAATACTGGTTGTTATTGCCTGGGTAGTCCTCTGGAGTTTCACCCTTGTATTCTGGAATAAGGACTTCTCCATCTTTCCTTGTACCATATATATGATAGAAACAATCAATGGTTGATAAGTCAGTAATCAAATCAGTATTAGTTGAGTCCTCTACAATAACAATAAAATCTTCATTAATTTCTTGAATCACAAGATTTTGTTGTCTTCCGATTGGTTGTAACTGAACAGAAATACTATCTATATCAACTAAATCTTTCCAGTAGTCTGGCAGATTAATTACATTAGTTCCTGTGATTCTACCACGATGATAAACGCCACCCTCTGGGCCTTCTAAACATATGTATCTTAGTCGATGACCCTCCTTTGTGGGGTGTTTGATATCAAATCCTTTCCAACCTTGAACATTGATAGAACTACCAGACCAAGCACAAGCTTGACCACTACAAGCTAATAGATTACTTGTATGAAGATTTCCACTATTAATAGTTTGATCTCCAGTTACTACCAAAGCATCAGCAGTTTTACCGTCACCATCTATTTTTACATTACCATCAGCTTTAATTGCAAGACTCGCTTGACAAGCTGGTTGCACATCAAGTGAATTCTGAGGTGCAGAATTCGATGATACATTTAAAACCGCCTCATATCCTGGCGCAGCTGATGGTTGTCCAATCAAAACAGGGCCATTTAAAATAGCAGACCCTGTAGGAGATGTATCAGGTGCAACATAGGATACGTCATCAGTTCCTACAATTAATTTATCTGTCTGTAATCTAGAAATGTTCATAATGTCCTCATGGTTGATAACTGTGTTTTCTTAAGATTAGCTGTTAATGCACCAAAATTTTTATCAGCAAAAGCTGCAGCCACCATAAATCCATATTTAAGTTCATACTGTCCTTTAACAATTACAGTAGCATCTTTAGTGACATGGGTTGTAATTTTCTGACATTGAAAACGAATATCACCATCCGTATCAATTTCTGCAATTCTAGTCGCTTTCGCAACAAACTGACCATCCTGTCCTCCACCATCTGCATCAATAAAAACATTTTTTCCTTTTAATATTATATTACCATTTTCTGCTTCAAGTTGTATATCACCTCTTTTACACTTTATAATCTTTGCTGGTAATTGAGAATTATCACCTTCATCTCTAACTTTTAATCCAGAACCAAGAACTTCCATTGACAGTCCTGGCGTAGATAAAACATGTTTTCCTGTTCCAGGCCCACCTCCTTCAGATGCACCTTGTCCTGTGCTTTGATAAAATCCAAAAGATTGTGCTTCCTGTGTAATAACCTGATAATTTGTATCACCATGTATGGTGCTCTGTCCACTTTGAACAGAGTATCTTAATTTAACATCTCTTTCTAGATTTTTTTTATCGTTTGGTGCTTTTGACATTTTATTTTTCGATACAACTAATTACGGTTACAACAGCGTCCTGAGTTATTTGTGCAAGTTGAGCTGCATCATCAACTTTAGTAAACTTCAGAACTGGTTTTAATCTAGCACCAGCTCCAGTGTCACTATTTATTAGTAAATCTGGAAGGTCAGTAAATCCAAATCCTCCATTTACAACATTAACACCCACAATTAATCCATTCTGGATATTTAATTCAACTTCAGCTTGACCTGGCCTCTGTATTGCATCACCAGTTGCATCGCCTGGCAAAGTGTCACCAGCAGAATCAACAGAACCACCACTAACTGTTACTGTGTCATTATCATCATACCCGAAACCTGTGTTTTCGACAACAACATCATCTAAAGAAGTTACATATGTAACTTCACCATCATAGTTTCCATTTGGGTCAGGAGCAACAACCGTTTCAGTTAAAGTTCCATCTGGATTACGAGTTGTTTCTGTTGTATTCGGTAGATATCCTTCGCCAGGGTTTGTAATTACAACATCAGACACCTTACCATCTTTCATTCTAGGATAACCACCAGCGCCACCACCTCTATCACAACTATCAAAGAATGAAAGTAATGGTGGTTCTTTAAATCCACTTCCAGGCCCACCGATTGCAACTCCAATAATCTTACCGACAGCATTTATAATCGCACTACCAGTTGCTCCTGTTCCACCACCACCTATAAAGTCAACTCTTGGTGGCCCACACTTAAGAACATTGGTATTACAATCTGGAGCACTTGGTAAAGCTGGAATTCCATCTGCAATATCGTCAATACCATCAGCGATGTTAGTAAGTCTATCCAATCCAATTTTATCAATTATATCATCAAAATTATCTTCAATTGATTTTGTAACTCCACCTTTTGATGAAAATGAAGTTATTTCTGGACAATTAACTTTATCGCAATCAAGAACATTTGTAATAATGTTTGCAAACCTAATTGCTTTCGTGAATGTTGCACTAGGAAGTGCAATACCACCACCTTGAATATTATTCAATTGTCCAAACATGTCACCGAGACTAGAATCTATAAGATTATTAATCTGTCCAAACATATCACCCATAAAATTTTGAACACCACAAGTCGGAACATCTAACACTTGTCCTATCATATTTTCTAAACTTTTAGAAAGATAATCTAATAATCCATCCTGTATTTTTTCAATATTACAAAAAATAACACTAGTCAATGCATTTGTAGCTTGACCCATTACAACTTGATTAAACTTATCAACTTTATTTTCTAAAGTTGTATCTAATTTATCAAGAGTGTCTTGAATTAACCATGAACGACCACGACGAACTAACTTCGTCATTGACTTATGAATTTTGTTTGTTGCTA